CAACGGCGGCAGCATCGTCTCCGGCATCGCCAAGGACGAGTGGGGCCGGCCTTTGACCTACTACGCCTATCGCCGTCGTCCGGGAGACGACATGGTCACCCTCGGGGCGAGCCTGACCGCGGAGGTCGTGCCGCTTCCCGCCGACGCGGTGCGCCACCTCAAGCGCGTGGTTCGCCCGGACCAGACCCGCGGACTGACCCTGGTGCATGCGGTCGTCTTCCGCGTCGCGGACATCGCCGAGTATGCGCAAAGCCACCGCCTGGCCGCCCGCGCCTCCGCCGACCTGTTCGCTAGCGTCAACAGGGCGCCTGACTGGCAGCCGACGCAGGACGCGGACGGCAACGACCTCGACGCACGCAACTGGCAGTTTGAGCACCTGCAGATCCTCGACAATTTGCAGGCCGGCGAGACCGTCAACTTCCACGCGCCGCAGCATCCGAACGTCAACGCGCCGGAATTTCTGCACGAGGAGCTGCGCCAGATCGCGGCCGGCACCCGCACCGCATTCAGCCAGATCGCGCTGGTGTTCGACGCCTCCTACGCAGCGCAGCGCCTGGAGATCGTGCACGCCTGGCGCATGGTCGAGGCGGACCGCAGCCAGTTCGTCAGCGATCTGGCTCGCCCGGCTCTCTACGAGTCGCCGCTGCGTTGGGCGATCACCACCGGACTTGTAAGGGTTCCACGACGAGTTGACCCAGCAACGCTGTTCGACGTGCGCATCGACGGGCCTGCCATGCCGGTCATCGACCCGGTCAAGGACCGGCAGGCATACGAGTCGGATCAGACCATGGGCTGGGATTCCCGCCACGGCATCATCCGCAAGATGGGCCGCGACCCGATGGCGGTGGATGCCGAGATCGACCAGGACGAATGGCAGCAGGCCGCTGAGCCAACCGAACCGGCAGCGACCGAAGAGCAGCAGATCGAGGAAGAGCAATGAGCAGATACGAGGTCCGCGCCCGCGGCGAGTCCGCGGCCGAGCTCCTGATCTACGGCGACATCGGCGAGAGCTGGGACGCCGAGCAGAGCAACGACGCCAAGCGCGTCGTCAGCGAAATCGGCAAGCTCGGCTCGAAACACATCGACGTGCGCATCAACAGTTACGGCGGGGTGGTGTCGGATGGTCTCGCCATCCACAACTCACTGCGCCGCCATAAGGGGACGGTGACGACCCATATCGACGGCGTGGCGTTCTCCATCGCGTCCCTGATTGCGATGGCTGGCCGGGAGGTCCGCATGGCGGACAACGCCCTGCTGATGATCCACGCGCCATGGGGCATGGCGGTCGGAAACGCGGGCGACATGCGCGACATGGCCGACACCCTCGACAAGTACGCGCACGCCATGTCCGGCGCCTACGTGCGCGACGGCGGGCCGGACGCGGAGCAGATCCGCGCCTGGCTCACCGACGGGCAAGATCACTACTTCACAGCCGGCGAGGCGTCCGAAGCAGGCCTCGTCGACGAGATCACGCAAAGCGTGGACATCGCGGCCGCCCTGCGGTCCGTCTCTCCGCGCTTCACCCCCCCCGCGGCAGTGGCCGCGCCAACCGGAGACGCCACCATGGCAGAAACCCAAACTCCGGCGGTCTCCGAGACCGTCGACCCCAAGACGATCGTGGCAGAGTACGACGCCGCGACCCGCGCCGGCCGCGAGGAGGGCGCGAAGGTCGAGGCCCGTCGCCAAAGCGAGATCCGCGGCCTGCTCGGCAAGCGGCAGTTCCAGGCCGCCCAGGTGCAGGAAGTGCTGAATCGCTGCCTGAACGACACGCGCTGCGACAAGACCATGGCGCTGGAGCGTGCGCTCGAGGCCGTCGAGCAGCTGCCGCAAAACACGCCCATTAACGCGGCCGCCGACCTCGCCGCCGACGGTGGCGCCTGGTCGCAGACGCAGTTCCCGTCCAATGCACCGTTGGGCGGACATCGCCAGATCAGCGGCGGCACCAGCCAGGCTGCGGCCGGCATCAGGATGGCGCTCGAGATCAAGGCCGGCGTCGAGAAGGACCGCGACACCATCTCCCGCGAGCTGCGCGGCAACGAGTTCCTCTCGATGTCCCTGGTCGAGATGATGGCCCGCGAGATGCGCTCCGCCGGCATGCGCCCGGGTGGCGATAAGCACCAGATCGCCCGCGCCTATCTGGAGCGTGCTCCGATCCTGGCCGCCGGTCCGTCGCACGGCACCGACCACCTCACCGGCATCCTCGCCGACGTCGCCAACAAGGCGGCGATGATGGGATGGGACGGCGCCGATGAAACCTGGTCGCAGTGGGTGGCCGTTGGCAACCTGAACGACTACCGCGAGGCCAAGCGCGCGAACCTGGCATTGCTCGACAAGCCTGACAAGATGCTGGAGGGCGAGGAGTACGAATACGGCGACATGGCCGACGTCTCCCAGGGCATTCAGGGCTACTTCTACGGCAAGAAGTACGGGCTGACCATCCAGGCCATCGTCAACGACGACCTCGGCGAGCTCACCCGCAAGTTCAGCGCATGGGGCGAGGCCGCAAACGCCAAGGTCGGTGACGAGGTCTTCACGGCCCTCACCACGTCCGGTACGGGCGGATACGGTCAGACCATGGACGAGGACAGCCAGATCCTGTTCCACGCCGATCACAGCAACTACATCGCCTCCGGTTCCGGCGGCGCGCCGTCCACCACCACCATGGCTACCGCCCGCGCCTCGATGATGGTGCAGACGGACCCCAACGGCCGGACCATCGGCGTGCGCCCGCGCTTCGTGCTGCACGGCGCAGCGCTGACCCCGACGGTGTGGACGCTGTTGAACGCGACCAACCTGATCACCGGCGCCGACAGCACCATGCCGGATCGTAACTGGGTGCAGGCCAGCGGCATGATGTCGATCGAGGACTACCGCTTCGACGGCTGGGTCTCCACCGCCTGGATGCTTGCGGCGGCGCGCAGGACGGTCGAGGTCGCTGGCGTGGCCGGACCTCTCACGCCGCGTGTCGAGCGATCGATGGCGAGCAACATCCCGGGGCTCACCTACGAGCTCAGCATGCCGTTCGGCGTGGCGGTGCTCGACTATCGCTCCATGTATCTCAACTACGGCGCGTAACCAACCCGGCGGCCGGCCCCCGCCGGCCGCGTGACCAGAATCGGAGAACTGAACATGGCAACTGCAACTTACCTGAAGGGCGAAAAGACCTCCGCCCGCTACCTGGCCGGCGGCGCGATCGTCGTGGACCAGGTGCTGGTCGTCGGCACCAACGCGCTGGTCTCGGTCGGGATCGCCGGCGAGGCGATGGCCTCCGGCGACACCGGCATCGTCTATCTGACCGGCGTCTATGACTTCCCCAAGGTGTCCGGCGCCGTGATCAAGTGCGGCGAGTCGGTCGACTGGGATCTTTCCGCCGGAGAGGTGGACGATAACCAGGCGACCTCCGCGGCCGGCGACGTGGCCAACTTCGGCATCGCGCTGGAGGACGCCGGCAACGGCGTGACCACCATCAAGGTGGCGCTGACCCCGAACACCGGCACCCTCGGCACCTGATCGCGGTAACGATCCGTGACGCTTCCACTCTCCTGCCGCCTGGCAATAGACGCATTGCGTCGTCGGGGCTGGCAGGATGAGGCGGAGGCCGCCGAGGCTCGCTGGTCGGCAACCCTGGAATGGTCTCCACCCAAGAACGGCACCGACACGCTGACGGCGTGCCGGATCATCTCCGCCAATCAGGACATCAGGACGCTGCAGGCTCGAGACTGCGCAAGCGAAAGCTAGATGATGGGCGAGAACGACTTCTCAGGAGGTTGTGATGCTGGCGAGACGGGTGGATAGGGAACCATGAAAGCGAAAGCCCCAATCAATCTGGCTCTGCTTGGAGACGCTGCCGCGGAGCAGTTTTGCGACACGCTCGGACTGTCTGACATCTTTGGAGACATGGTCCCGGGTTGCGGCGGCGATGCGTTCCTCTTCCAAGACCTGATCTCCTCCCTGACCCTCGACGACGCCGCGACCTGGACCCGCGCCTCGACGGGTTACCATGAGCAGCCGGATGGGGTGCATGTAGAGGCCCTGACGAATGAGGTGCGGTGGCACAATGCGCGGCGAGTGTGCAACGTCTGCGCCGATCCAGAGGATAT